GCACCAATACTAGTTGATACTGCTGGGATTATATTTGTTAAGTCTCTTTCTTGTACGAGAACACCAGGTGATACTTGAAATGCCATAGGTTAATTCTCCTCTTTAATTAGCTAATTGTTTATAATTTTCAAAATTCGTAAGTTTTCTTACGCCCATATTCAAACTTTTTATCATTGTAGATATTTATAATAACCCAAAACTACAATTATTGACCCTTTCTCACAATCGGTATCCAACGATTACCATATTCGTCAATCGTTTCTTCATTCTCAGGATCGCTGTTTATACCATCATCTACAAATCCAAAAGGTGCCATATCTTGTTCTATTAGTTTTTCGTTTTCCATATACATTTGATTTCGTATATTTGAGTCGGATAATTCTTTAAAATAGGGTTGATTTGATAACCACCCAAATATGACTAGACACATAACTAGGTCATCATTAGTACCCTCTTCTGCCTGCCAACTATTACCTCTACGAGAAAAAGTGGACATTTCTTCGATTATACTAAAGTCATTGATTATTAGTTTGTCACCCTCCATAAGCGTCTTAAAATTCGCACAACCCACCTTTTTTATCTGTTTTGTCATACGAACCCCTAACGAGGTTCCTCTACCTGAGAACATCGCACCTAGTATTTGACCCGCCCTACCTTTTTGTGTAGTCATCAAAATATTAGGGTACTCTAACTCATAGTGCATCGCCTCTGATATAGATTGACCTAAGTCATTGACCTCAACTAATATATGCGCCTCATTATATGCTTTACAAGTTTGCGCCACTATATTTGGAAAAACAAATGGTTTGACTTCATTGTTTTTATAAGTTGCCGCAACCTCATATGTAATCTTGTCACCAGATTTAGTGACATCAAATATTATAAACGCAGAGTAATCTTTATTTGTTCCTCTGGCCACGTCTACCGTACAAACATATAATCTGTCTTTTGATGGTCTTTTAAACATCTTCAAGCCACCCTTAGATTGTATTGGGTCTATGTAAACTGTATTTTTAATTTTGGCTGGTGAGATAAGAGTATCTACGCTACCTAAAAACTCACACTCAAACTCTTGCGAAAATTGTTCCTCACTTGTATTTCTTATTGTATCTTCTTTCCACTTTTGATCTCTACCTGGAACTTCTGACCAATGAACCTCTATTGGTATATAATCATTTTTCCTATTAGTCGCATCTGTCCATATCTTATAAAATTGATTCATACCGTGAGGTGTAGATACTATGATTAGTTTTGTTTTTGTACCAGAAGATATTGTAGGATAAACTGAACTGAAAAACATATCAGATATATTCGCTGGTACGAAAGCAAACTCATCTAAAAATATTATATTGTATGAACCACCTCGAATGGCTGATGATGATGTTGCCGCTGCGACTATGGTTGATTTATTTTCTAACTCAATATTACCTTTGTTCCAATTGATGATACCTTGTTGTAACCACTTAGGTAAGTTTTCATATGCGAGCTGTAATCTACCAAGTATATCTCTCGCAGTAGATGATTTGTTGGCTAGTATCGCTATGTTTGAGTTTGGGTTAAACAAAGCATAATGTAAAAGATAAGAAATTGTAGTTGTTGATTTACCCGATTGTCTAGGTAGTTTACAAATTGTAAATCTATTTTCGTGTATTGTTTCTACTATCTTTTTTTGAAAAGGATACATCTTAAAAGGCACAAGACCTTCATCTAAAGAAACTATACGAACATAGTTTTCCATAAAATATAAAGGATCAGCAGCACACTTTTGATATTCTAATATTTCATCTTTTGTAAACTCAACTGGTGTGTTTACTTTTTTAAGATTCGGGTTTCCTAAATATGCGTCATTACTCATATACTATTGCCTCTATGTGAGTATAACCTAATTGAATTGCTCTGGTAACTCTTTGACTACCTTTATGAACACTATATAATTTTTCTATGTATGATCTACCACCTACACCTTTTCTTGGTGTCTCACTAATCTTATGTTTGAAAACTTCAACTGGTATATCCATAATGTCTTTTATTTCATCTACACCTTGATCCAACTTCACATTATACCTAGTATAATGTTTATTGTAAGCTAAATCATCTATCTTTAGTATCTGTTTTCTCGGGTGTAATATTTTTGCCTTCAAAACTTTCATTTTCTTTTTTTCTTTCGCTATTTGTTTCAACAGTTTTTTTATTTAACATCTTTTGTAATTCTGCTGTTGATCCCACAAACAAGGCATTTTTAATATTTGTGTCTGCAGTCTTTGGTAACTCTTTTAAGTCTTTTAGTTTCTTTTGTAAATCTTGTAGTTTATCTACTGTACCAGCGACTTGACCAATCAATTGGCCAGCGACTTCATAGGCTCTAGGGTGTTGTCCTTCTTTAGCAATATCAAGTATACCTTCAATTGCCTCTTGTCCTCTTTCTATAAGATTATAATAATTTTCTCTGCTGTATTTGTAGTCATTATCTACATCAGCTTTCTTACTATCTTCTCTACGAGGTACGGCTGGTTTAAATTCTTGTTTGATGATTTCTTTACTAGGTTCTTTTTTATCAATACCTAATATCTCATTTACCTTATCTTCTAATTTACTCATAACAAAACTATTTAGTAGTTATTAACTACCTGAAATTGATTTAGCAGAAGTAGGAGCACTCCATTCTTCTGTTGCATTCGTATTAGATGCTGATGCTGATGGAGCAACATTACCTCCAAAAGCGAGAGTATCTGATGTAGAACCACCAGTTGCTGATGCAATACCTCTCCTACCTGTACTTAAATCTGTAGTCTCTGTCCAAGATGAACCATTCCATTCTTCTGTGTTTCCGATTATATTACCTGCTGCTGGACCCGCACCACCAAAAACAAGAGCTAGAGTTTGTGTTCCTGAACCTTTTAAATTATATCTCGCTTGGTTTAGATCACCAACCTCAGTCCAACTAGAACCATTCCAAGTTTCAACCTGAGCATTACCTGGTCCACCCGCAGCTGAACCACCAGCGATTAATACTGCCTCTGTATTTGAACCCATACCAGCAGCCGCATACCTTGGCGTGTTCATTTCTGCGACCTCAGTCCACGAACTACCGTCCCACTCCTGTGATGCTGGGTCATTACCATTACCATAACTTGGGTTAAAACCACCACTACATAAAGCAGATGTAGATGTACCAGCTAAATTCGCATAACCTCTAGCAGGCGATATATCGGCGACCTCAGTCCAAGATGAACCATTCCAAGATTCAACCTGAGCATTACCATTACCACCAACGGCAAGTGCTGCAGTATTTGTTGCTCCAGTTCCTACTAAGAAAGCTCTGGAAGTATTAAGTTCAGCGCTTTCACTCCAACTACTTCCATTGTAAGATTCATTTAAATTTCCTCCACCATCACCACCAAAAGCTAATGCGTTTGATTGACTAGACCCTGCTCCACCTAAACCATTTCCTCTAGCAGTATTCATATTACCACCAGATGCCCAAGAGCCAGTATCTTTTTGTAATAGTCTAACTTTTTGTAAAGTTGAGTTATACCATATGTCACCAAAAGACGCAGGTGATGGATCACTAGAAACTGTTTGTCTTAAATCACCTAATGCTGCATTTACAGCTGAGACATCAGATAAAGAGCTATTCGCTATATTACTAGCTGGTATAGTTCCCGATAAATCTTTCGCATCGTGCTTACCACCTGTCTCTACGTTATTCGCTAAACTTTGTTTAATTGTTCCCATATTAACTTGTTGTTATTGTTTGTACTACTACAGCTTGTGTCCATTCTTGCGTTGTGCCAACTCTTGCACTTCCATTATAACCTGCCGCTTGTATTGCAGACGCAGTTGTGCCTGATGAACTTCCAGCTTGTATATTTGATGCCAAATCTGCAACTTCAGTCCAAGAAGTACCGTCCCATTGTTCAACAATATTAGTTATACTTCCTGTATTACCACCCATTGTTAAAAAATCATTATAAACTCCAGCGCCCTCTGATAAATTTTTTCTTGCAGTATTTAAATCAGCGACTTCTGTCCAAGAAGTGCCGTCCCATACTTCAGTGATAGCAGTCACTGGAGGTGTATCCCCACCAACTGATATTGCCGCAGTATTAGTTCCACCACCACCTTGTAGATATTTTGCAGTATTCATATCTCCAACTTCTGTCCACGCACTTCCATTCCACGATTCATTTATATTTCTAATTCCAGGTGATGGATATGAATTACCACCAAAAAATAATCCTGCTGCTTGTGTTCCTGCACCAGCGCCTTGTTGTCTTTGTGTATTTACATCTGCAACTTCTGTCCAACTAGAACCATCCCAATGTTCAACAATTTCTCTTGGATTAGGACCTTCTCCAGAAACAGCCACAGCTGCAGTAGTAATTCCATTTGATGCACCATTTTGTCTTGCCGTATTTAAATCTGCTACTTCAGTCCAACTTGAACCATTATATTGTTCAGTGGCTGCAGTGTAAGGACTTTCACCACCATATATCAAAGCAGATGAATTAGATACACCAACACCAAATAAATTATTTCTTGCAGTATTCGCAGTGCCACCGCTAGCCCAAGAACCTGCGGCTAAAACATATTGTTTTAAAACTTTAGATGTTGTATTAAACCATACTTGTCCAGCGTCTGGTGATGGTGGATCGCTTGATACTTGTTTAACACCTTGACCAGTAACTGGTGGAAACGCATTAACATTATTTAATGATGCTGTTGCTATATTACTAGCAGGTATATCATTAGCTAAACCACTAGTATTTAACTTACCAGCCGATGTTATGAAATTCGCTCTATTTTGTTTTATTGTTCCCATTGTTATGCCGCTGTTACCGTTTTAGTTGCAGTATCAGGTATAGTCCATTCTTCTGTATCTGCTTTTAATGGAGATTCTCCACCAAAATATAAACCAGCCGATTGAACCGTTCCTGATGTTCCACCTTCTTTTCTGGAAGTTGCTGAATCAGCAACCTCTGTCCAACTAGTTCCGTCCCATAGTTCTGTATTATTTACATATGAACCAGTATGACCAAGTGAAGCACCAGCTAAATTATAAACACCCCAACCTAATGTACTTCTAGCTGTATTTAAATCAGCGACTTCTGTCCAAGAAGTGCCGTCCCATACTTCTGTTAAAGCACCTGGTGATGGTGATGGTTTATCTCCACCATATGCCAGCGCTGCTGTACTAATTCCTACACCAGCAACGTGTCTTCTACCACTATTTAAATCATTAACTTCTGTCCAAGATGAACCATCCCATAATTCATTTGTACGCATTGGTCCACCAGGAACTCCAGCAAAAGCTATGGCTGCAGTTTGAGTTCCACACCCACCACCAGCACCTTTATTACTATTTAAATTTGTAGTTTCT